GTTTATTTTTATACAGTTCATTGACGTGTTCGAGAAACTGTGGTTCGTGAGATCGCAAACCGTCGAGGTCGGCTGTCGTGACAATTTTAAAAAGAGTTTGGGTCATTGTATTCGTATGATTTTTACATGACTATTATCGACTTAGGCTTCCTCGACCCAATTTTCGATGTGGCGACAGTAATCTCCCATGTCGTGATCCGGAATGCCTTCGGTGATTCGGAATGGATTTTTACACATGTTCCATAACCCCATTTTAAATTGGTTGAACGGATTTGGGTTTTTTGTGATTCTACCATTCTTTCCGATGTGGTGGAGCTCTCCACAGTGCCTGTAGCGCATCATTCGCGGTGGGATTCTTGGCACAATATCTCGGTCATTGACGAACCTATACATTTTGTGGGTTTTGTTGAATTCTTTTTTCCACGCACCGGTGCCGATTCTGGGACACCCGTAATTATAGGAAGTGGCACCTTCTATGCGACTCGCGGCGATACCACTCATCGCCGCTCCGAGTGAGTGACCACACGTGTAGACCTTCTTATCACCGGTCCCCGTGAGCCACAAAGTTATATCCGGCCAAAGCGTGTTAACTTCATCGAGAAACCCGCTGTGTACTCGTCCCGTAGAGATACCGAGGGAATCTGTATCGTGGAGAATATTCAGATCCGCTTTGACGTCATTAGCTGTGGTAGGCTCGGTGCCCCTAAACGTGAGAACCACGTAATCATCGTTTTCGAGACCATAGCACTGCGCGCCGTCCCGGTCAAAATACATAACATTCTTGTATCCAAATGGTTTAATCGCATTCTTAAATTTGTTTTCATCTTTCTCATACGCGAGCTGAGATAGTTTCGCGAAGTGCGCCGCGTTGGCATAACTGAAACTTTCTCCTATCATTATTATGATATAAGGAACAAATTTAACAATGGAATTTTCCGCATATTATTACACCGATGTAAGATCGGGAGATGAATTGAGTTTTTTTCTTTTAGTTAACCACCCTTTTATGAGTCGAGACGTTTTTATAGGTACGTGGTCGTTTTCTGGGAGTATGATACTTAGTCCATTACAAACATCCGGTTTATTTCTATAATTTGGAAACGCATCGTTGAATGCTTTTATACTGTGAGTAGGTACGTCGGGGGATTCATCCATTAATACATCGTACTCATCGCGAGCGCGTCGGACGAATTCATACGCGGGCGATCTATGTTCACAATCAAACGATAATTCCATATCTATACTCCTGTAGTATTTACTATATTTCACACACATGAGGGAGTGCGATTCCATCTTTCGCGCGCTATTATTATATTTTGAAAGTGATGTGAGGATTCCCGCTATAACGTTTAAAAATGCGAAAAGATATTGTAAATACATTATACCCCGCCTCGTCGAGGCGGGTGTTTCACCATTATCGGTGGGGTTTAGTACCGCGAAGCCACCGACACCCGTTATGGACGATATGATGATACACGGGTATGTAAAATAATTTGTAGTTGTTTTGTAATGTTGCCTTGCGTGGTCGTGTATCCACCTAAATCCCGCAGCCTTCTCTGCCCACTTTATGAGAAGCTGTTCCTCTTTTGGAGTCCAACAGTTAGGGGAAGGTGAATTATTTACGGCGTTGTCTACCATACTTATTTAGTAGAAAATAATCGCGCCGCATCTCTGGCTAATTCATCTACCCTATTGTTCATGACATTCGTCGAGTGTGCTTTTACCCATTCGACTTGAACTTCATCCATGTCATTCATGAGCTGAATTAAACGCACCCACAAATCTTTATTTTTAACCACTCCACCGGCGGCGGTTTTCCATCCGTTTGATTTCCACTTGTTACACCACTCCGTCAGACCTAGTTTAACATATTTACTATCCGTGTAGATCAAGACGTGCGTTTGTTCGAGAGCACCGGCGGCTTCGAGTGCTTTAATGACAGCGGTCATTTCCATGATGTTATTCGTAGTATTCGCTTCACCACCCGATATATTAAATAGAGGCTCGCATATAGCACCCCAACCACCAGGACCCGGGTTTCCTAGACATGAGCCATCCGTGTAAATCGTAATCATTAAGTTATAATAACATTATATCTCTAAATTCCTACGCGTCTATTCAAATTATTTAACATTTTATTCAAGTTAGAACTTTTCGCCCCTCTCGACCCCTTAAACACGACTGCCAAGATAACTAAACACGCGACACCTGTACCGACACCGAGAATAATGAGACCCGTATTCGAACGCTTCGTCTCGACCATGGCGACACCCTCGACTTTGGTAGCCTGTGGGGATGGTCCTGTTGACATTTAAAGTATACGGAGATTAAATTTTGGTTATGTCCCTTATTCGGATGACGTGTTTCACTTGGTGCCTGTCTTGAGAACACAACGTATGAAATCCGTCGCGTAAATCAGTCGATAACTTCTTAATTTCACTCTGGTGAATTTCAGCGCGTTCGAAACATTTATGAGAAATACTGAACCCTATATTTCGAAAATTATGTACGTGGCGGTCGTGTTCATCCTCTGAGACCTTCCAAATCCTGGAACATTTATCGGTCACATTGACTATGGGGTACACGTCATCATCGCCGAACTCGGCGCGGGTCTCTAAGCGATCGTACTCGACTTTCACCATATCACCGCTTTCGAATTCGAGAATCTTCTTCTTCCCCCCTATAGCTTCTATAAATTCCTTATAATCACCGTCTTTGATATCATACTTTTCTTGAATCTTGTCTAGCAGGGAAAGTAGGTGATGGCGATCCATGATTCTGTAAAAAAATAACGTCGCGTGTGCGACTTAGGCTATTGAGTAAAATCTTATATTTTTTTAAAGGATATAAGATATTATTTATTTACATTACATTTTTTACTATATTTAAGCTGAAATAAGCTTAGTTGGAGAAGGCAAGGCCACCCATACCGGATTGGATACGGAGAACGTTGTAGTTGGTCGCGAACATGTGGAGAGTTTTAGCATACGCATTTTTCGCCTTGATAGACACTTGAGCGTTGTCTATACGACTAAAATTACACGTACCTGTTGGTTGATGTTCTTCGGGCTTAAGAGCGAAAGAATACGAGTACACGCCTGGTAATGGAGCGCCGGAGTGGTGAACAAATGGTTGGACGGAGTTGTAATACTTACCACCTTGTTCTTTCATGCGATCTTGACCGTTGAGGACTAGCTTGAAGGATTCCAAATCACCCGCGGAGCCTTCGGTCCATGGAGCCTTGGCGACGATCAATGGAGCACCAGCCGCACCTGGGGCGATGGCAACATTGGCATTCGTGGCGGTGTACTCCTGGAGGTTGGAGGTAACGATAGCGGTGGCATCCTTGGTGAAGTTCCAAGTGTTAGCACCCGCGGTAGATTCCATGCAGAAAACGAGTTCCTTGACAGGGTGGTTGTAAGAAAGACGCTTTTGCGTTTCGCCGGCATCGGCGATGGAATCGGTGCCGGTGTGTTGGACTTGCTCGATGAGGTATTCGTGACCCTTTTGGGCGAAACGACGACGCTCTTCGGTGTCCAAGTACACGTAGTTGGCCCAGACCTTGAAACCATCCATCAAGGTGCCGAAGTCGGAAGACAAATCGAAGTCAAGGCGTACCTCGTGGTATTGCAGCGCAATTAATGGGAGGGCGAGACCTGGATTTCTGTTGAAAAAGAAGATCAATGGGAGGAAGATCTTTTCGTTGTCCTGGGTCGCGGAGGTCGCCTTACCATAGCTGAGCTTCTTACCTTCGTCGAGGTAGAGCTCGGCGTAGAGGCGCCACCAGCGTTGGTAGTGCTTGTCAATACGTTGACCGCCGACTGACAGTTCTACAGTCTTAACCGCCTTTTCAGCCAACCACGCATCCTTGCTGTGGTTGACACCCGCCGTGGTGGCGGACATCTCGACATACATGTCAGATACCAAATCACCGTTGCGCGCAATGGTGACGGAGACACGGCCACCCGCAGCCGCGGTGCCGTTAACAGTTTGTTCGATGTTTTCCATCGCGAAGTTGGTGTGACGCTTGTACACCGCTTGGAAGAAGGTAACTTTTGGGTTTCCTGTCAAGTAGACGTCTTGGGCGCCGTACGCGACGAGTTGCATGAGACCACCGGCCATTGTGAGAGTTTTTGTACTATATACAGAGAAAATAATTTTGCGGAAAAACACAGTTTAAATTCTCCTGGTACAATTCACATGACCGATTTGACTAGAACACAAACCCCGACTACAGTCCCTGTTGAAGAGGTTGAATCCGAATCCGAATCCGAATACGAAACCGAGAGCGAAGTTGAGGTCGCGATGGATGGTGCCCAGCCTGAAGAATTCGATCAACTTCAGATCTCAGACGATGAAATCGCGGATGATGATTTCCCAGATGACATAGATCTCGATGATTTCGAACTCGAAGACGACGGGTTACTTGAAAATATAGGCAATATAGCTGGATCTTTATTTGCGACCGAGGAAGGTGACACGGTATGTACCGCACTCGTTCAAATTTCCAAGCAACTCGAATTGCAAAATAAGATCATGGTAAAAATTTTGACTCAATTACAAAAATAAAACAGCTTAGAAAAATCACCCGATAGAATAATAAGTATCAATGGAAACGGGATCATACACACCCGACGATATCATACAATGGGCAAATGATATCAGCGCGTGCTCTAATGAAAAATTACTTATTCTTCTCTCCGATATAGAGGAGCGATGGTGCATCCATGAAATGAACAATGAAGGAATCTCGTTTCGGTTGGGATTCACAAATTTATTCGATTCAAATAATATAAATCCAGATTCGGGACTACCATCGAATATAGATATAGAAAAGGTGTCCGTCCTGAAGGAGGATGAAAAGAGAAAATTGGGATTGATGTATCACCGCGCAAAGACACTCAAGGTTTTAGACATCGACGACGACTACGAAATCAAGACGTCGATGAGAATCAATAGGGTGATCGATCAGATAGAAGACGCGTGGCAAATTATTTTTAGACATAACCGAATCTATGAACGAATAAATAATCCACACATGATGCCTATTAACCCAAAATCAGATCCTTCTATCTTTCGAAGCTCTGCGATCGACTGCGAGGCGGTTGAGGACATGAATCCATTTCAATTGGCGTTGATATCGATATTCCACAAATTATACGAATCGAATATTAGGCGGTACAAAGGCTGGTGCTGTAAACAGATTAAAACGGTGGAGGGGTACGATACTCGCGCGTGGAAGCAAGAGAAGGAGATCAAACAGTATGTGGCGGACGTGAACCAAAAAGAGACAGACATGGAACTATGGAAAAATCTTTGTTCACAGGGCAACGTCATAGGAAACGTAATCAAAAATCTCGAGACGTGCTCTGACATGCAGTTTCCCGAGATCAAGCGCGATAGACACGTGTGGTCCTTTAAGAACGGTGTATTACACGGACGAGTTTGGTCGGATCAGACGGGTTTGTATGGGACTAAATTTTACGAATATACATCCAATGAATTTAAGAATCTGGACCAGAGTATAGTGAGTTGTAAGTATTTCGATACAGAATTTATCGATTATTCTGATACTGATGACTGGGCTGATATTCCAACCCCCAATTTTCAATCGGTTTTGGATTATCAGAACTTCGAGTCGGACGTTTCGAAATGGATGTATATCATGGCTGGTCGACTGTGTTTCGATCTAGGTGATCAGGACGCGTGGCAGGTCATTCCATTCCTAAAGGGGATCGCGCGATCCGGTAAAAGTACACTGATTACAAAGGTCTTCGCGTTGTTCTACGAGCCCGATGACGCGCGAACACTTTCGAATAACTGTGAGAAGCAATTTGGGCTTTCGGCGATTCATGACGGATTCATGTTTATTAGCCCCGAAATTCGGGGGGATATTAGGCTCGAGCAGGCTGAATTTCAGTCTATCGTGAGTGGTGAGCAGGTTTCAGTCGCGATCAAAAATAAAACAGCGACGACGATGGTGTGGAAGGTGCCCGGGTGTTTGGGTGGCAATGAAGTTCCTAGATGGAAGGATAGTAGTGGGAGTGTATTGCGGCGTATATTGACGTGGGACTTTAGCAAGCAAGTGAAGAACGCCGATCCGACACTGGATAAAAAGCTCGAGCTCGAATTACCGAGTATTTTACAAAAGTGTCTCAGAGGATACCTCGAATATGCGCAACAATATAGAGATAAGGACATTTGGAATATAGTTCCTCCATATTTTAAGGAGATTCAAAGCCAAGTCGCCCAAGTTACGAATACTTTAGAAAATTTCCTACAGTCGCCCGAAGTTACTATCGAAGCTGGAAAAAAGGTTCCTCAGAAGAAGTTTATGGAACACTACAAGGACTACTGTATGGCGAACAATCTCGATAAAGCACAGTTTAACAAGGATATCTATGTTGGTCCCTTCTCTCAGTATGATATCACTGTTAAGAACGATAGTGGGATCTACAACGGGCAGCCGTTCCAGAATCAAAGGTGGATTTTTGGGTTAGATGTAGTCGCGGAAGGAATAGTATTCGATGACACAGATGTTTAGTAAAAAATGTTATATATAATTAGATGAGCGCACCAGCCTCGATCAAAAATTTCCTTAATAGTTCGAACGTCGAGGTGCGCCGCGCGGCCGCTCCAGCTAGGCAGGCATTCCCCCAGCGCCTCGAAAAGAAGATGGTTAATAATGAAAACCTCGGCGAGTTCGCAGAATTTTTAAACATGTCGAATTCTAATAATAACAATGATACTTTGAACATTATTCGAGGCGCCGAAGAACCGAGTCTCACATTGAGCGGGCTAAACCCCGGCATGTTCAACGCGACTGTCAATTCGGATTTTAGTCCCGACGCGCGTATCGATTTAAAGAGAATCCTCAAGACTCGACCTATCGGTAGGACGTCGATAGGCGAAGGACTGTATATCGACACACAGGAATTGGTGGGTATGTATGGACGCTTTAAAACGGGCTTCTCTCACACGAAGGACTTTGGTCCCAAAGGTGATATCGGTTTAAATTTCTTCACCGTTCAGATTAAGTTTACTATAACGAACGGCACCGAAACGAAGGGCGGTACGGTAAACTTTTATAAGAACGGTAAAATTCGATTCTCTGGTGGATTCATAGGAACTAATATAGCGAACCAACCTGAATTGATTCGAAAATTCATGGTTCGAAAATATTCAAATAATTCTGCGTTTTTGTACAATCCATTTACCTATAATAACCTGAGTGGACAATTTCGAATAAATGGAAATTTCGTGTCGCTCTCAGTGGTCGCGGCATCCGGCAGAAGGCATGGTTTCGAGGCTAAATACACACCCGAACTCTCACCTATGTTATATATAGTGTATAAGGGTCATAAATACATAATCGGGCAAAGTGGCGCGATACAGATCTCCGGTGCCACGAATCCTTCACAATTAATGAAAGCCTATGATATCGCACCAGAATTTTTGAAATCATTACACCGCGATGGCAAGATCCGATTAGCGGCGTCCATGCCCCAAAAACTGGTTAAGAAGCGTGCGAATGCCAAAAAGACGACCTGCCCAGCCACCCGCCGCCCACCGTGTAAGGATGGATTCAACGCGCGTAAAAACCCACAAGGTGATGACTGCTGTTACAAAACACCCAAAAGGAAAACAAAACGGAAATCGCCAACAAAAGATATTAAGATTTCGTACGATTCGAAGGGGAATGTCATGATAGGTAAGAAGAAATGCGAAAAGATGACCAAACAAACACTCACGCAGATGGCGAAGACCCTCGGAGTCGTTGGAATCAAATCGATAAACAAGAAGGAAAAAATTTGTTCCATGATTAAACAGTTCGATTTAGGGAATACGAATTTCAAGGTCGGTGGTAAACCGTGTGTGATGTATAAACGCGACGAGTTAGTTGGCATGGCATTAAGTAAAGGTATACCTGTCGACGATACCGATACTATCAAAACTCTGTGTGAAAAAATGAAATTAAATATTAATAAGAAGGCGTCTAATGCTATAGCTAAAAAGAGATTGAATAGAGAGGTAAACAAGGCGATTAAAAATAATATTGAAGAGCAAAAAGTCTTAGCGCGAAGACGATTGAATAACAATAGTATTAGGAATGACATCGTAAAATTATACGGTTCTATATGGATGAAAAAATACAAGTCCGTCATGAACATCAATAAAGATGTCCGCGACATGAACGAGACCTTAACAAATAAATCAAATAATACGAATATTACGAACAAAAAGGGCTACCTGAAGAAACTAGAAGCCGATAAAATCAAAAAATCTATAGTTCAGAAGTGGAAGCTGACGCGAAAAAATAAGTATGAGAGAGAGATAGCAAAGAAGATGTACGGGAAGCATGGAAGCGCCGTGGTAAACTATGTCATCACCCACAATCCAACCAAGAAACAAATCGAAAAATTCATTAAGATTCGTGAGAATCTTCGCAAGTGATTGATCTATTGATAGTTTTATTTGGTTCAGCTGTCTGTTTAATATGTTTAGTGTGATACGAAAAATCATACTTTTTAAATTTTTCTTTGATCTTGAACGACACACTAGTCGCATCGAACGCTCGTTCAATTCCTCGACAGACGGAATCTATTTCAATTCCCAGTAAATAATCTTCCATCTTTAAAAATTCTTTTAAGTCTTCATGACTCATTCCACCCTGTTTCATTGATTCGAACATTTTCTTCGACATTCCATGAGATATACCAAAATTTTTTGTTTTATACCCCAACATGCCAACGTTTTCTTCGATTATCAACGGTTGGTGCGGTCGATCAATCGTGGGTGGTTCCTCGATCACGGGTGCGCTCGGTCGATCCGATAAAACCAAATAAAGTACTATCAGTAATAGAATCAACAACATATTATTTATTAATAAAAAAATATCGATATAAAGTAGCATGGTCGAAAAGAGAAAACGAGATTCCGTGGGTGTGCGTAAGACAACGCCGTCACCGTCTAAAAAGAAGATCATAATCGAAGCCCAGTATAAGAAAATACAACCGTGTGTTATACACCGAATAAAAAAATACGTCCCACCAGACGTGAAGATAACTAAGATCAAGATCGATGCAAAACTATCCCATGAAATCAAAAAGGATATTGTACAGAAGCTTGAATCTGTCCGAGACAGGCATAAAGTAGGACTCCTCATAGGAGTCATCAAGCGCGCAAATATGAAGAAAGATGATAAGGGGCATGCGATGGCTATATACAGGTGGGGTGATGTAATATATTGTTTCGATTCACATGGATCGAGTCGCGATAATATATTCAAATCGGATGAGATTTTCGGTATAATGAAAGACGTATTTGGTTGCGAAATATTAAAAATTTATAAAGGTGATAATTTACAGGCTTATGATAATTCCGGTGTATGTGTTGGCTTAGCATCAAACTTTATCATGATCATGGCTAATCGAACGACGCATCTTCGTCGTCGATTTTCCTCGACGATCAAAGAGTCCCTGATTGGATTAACCATGAGTGCGATCGAAAAAAATTTACAAGCGAAAACGCTTGCGTTATCTAAACCCCAATCGTCGAATTCCCAGTCGTCGAAATCCCAATCGTCGAAATCCCGTGCGGCGTCGAAATCCCAATCGTCGAAATCCCGTGCGGCGTCGAAATCCCAGTCGTCGAAATCCCGTGCGGCGTCGAAATCCCAATCGTCGAAATCCCAGTCGTCGAAATCCCAATCGTCGAAATCCCGCGCGGCGTCGAAATCCCAATCGTCGAAATCTACGAAATCGTTGTCTCCAATGAACATAAATAAGCCAACGACATATATGAGTACATAATACAAATGATATTATTAGAATTGTATCAAATAATATTAGTTTAAATTAGAGAACGCTACCCACGTATTTGAAATATACCCCACCTATGAGGAGGGCACACAAGATAGCCAAGAATATTATCGCGAATTGCTTTGATTCGGATTCTTCCTTGACGGCGGTTTCGGAAGACATTTATTAGTACGTAGATATTAATTTTCGTCATCACCCTGTTCCTGTTCCTGTTCCTCGACGCGTATCGCCCATTTATTAGTTTTTTTGAAATTGTCATAATCAATTTCTTCACCCATTATCCCGATAAACCATTGTTTAACTCCACTGAATGGATTCTTCTTTTTTGGTTTTTTTAAATCTTTATGTTTCGTATATTTTGGTTTATTACTAGCGATCGTTGGAAATGTTTTAAGTAGCATGGTACTAGTAGCATTTATTTCTTTAAGAGTTCGTAGTGATGGTAGAGATGCGCGCCACTCATATACAGCGCCAACGCGCACGCGAAGACCAACGATTTATCCTTATTCCACATGGATGGGGTTCTGACAATTATTATAGAAGCGACCAGTGTGAAGTACACTAGATGTGGGGCGATTAATCCGAATTTTTGTTTAGAGAGACCGAGCATTTATTGTACCAGTAGAAAAAATATTGATATAACATAGCATGAAAACGAGTAAAGCGGTTACTATTTTTTCTATGTTGTTAGTTGTAATCTTGTGTTGTGTCGTCTCTGTATTGGCGGGTGTTACGGCTTTCACAGTAAATAAAGACAATACTGTGACAGACATAGATGTTGTTGCGGTCAAACGGGAGACCGAAGAAGACGCACCGCCACCGTTCCCAATTCATTGTAGAGGAAACTGGAGTAAGTATTCCCCATGTGTAGACGGTGAAACTTCAAGAGAATTTGAAGTTATACAAGAAGCGAATGAGACGGGTGTCCCATGTCCATCACCGTTGACGAAAACGTATCCATGCGAAGCCCAAAAGAAACAACACTGCCTGGGTGCGTGGCGGGACTTTGGTGAATGTCAGTATACCGGAGTAGAGAAAGTATATGGAACGAGATCACAGTCGTATAAAGTCATTAAACCTAAACGAGGTGAAGACATGCGAGAATGCAGATATGATGGGTTGACCGGTGACATAGTCGAAGACGGTGATATAAAAACAACTACCTGTGAAAAACCATGTTCCGACGATGAAAAG